GCGGCAGACTCTATCGTCATCTTGGACGCTGGCGACAGCAGCACCAAGCGTGAATCCGTGGCTGATCTGGTCTCAGGAATCACAGGCAACGGCCTGACCGATTCGGCAGGAGTCGCCGCCGTGCTGGCTGAGGATGCCTCCCTGGTGGTCGGAGCATCCGGCGTCAAAGTCAAGGCCGCTGCCCTGAAGCACGTCCTGGCAGACGGCACCGCATCCGCTACCAATGTCACCGTTTCCGGAATGGCAGTGGGTGATGAGCTGATCTCAGTCCATGCCCAGGCTACGAAAGCGAGCGTCGGCACAATCACGGACCGGACGGCTGAGTATGCGATCGGTACCGGAGAGCTGACCAAGGCGGCTGGGACCGATGAAAGCAGCAACCAGCTCGATATCTGGTATTGGGATAGGACTTAGGTCCTATCTGTATAATCTTTTTTATAATGATCTCAAAAACTCTGTCGCTAGATCACGGCTCTAGAAGAATACTAGTGGAGTTGAATGAATGTCATGGCAAATGTTTCGAACATACCTAGAAAGTATAGACAGTAAAATACCAGCTACTGATATAGCCACGATGCAAGATGATATCGCCGCGGTCAAGGCAGATATAGCAGCTATCCGCGCCATCCTGGAGAGCTGATCATGAGATTTCTGAATCGATCACCTTGTGGGGGTATGTATGGGACTTTCTCCTGACCGGGCTGCTATAGAAGCCCTAATCGATGAAGTTTCTATCATCGGTGTGAAAGATGCGAAAATCATATCCAAGCGGACCCATAAGGAGATCACGGTAGATGATGATCCAGAGATCCGTAGGATGGGACTGCTAAAGGACGCTGACCTATCATTGACACTGGTCTACAGTCCCGGTGACGCCGGCCAGCAGGCGATCCTAGTGAGTGATCGAAACAATACTCAATGTGAATATACAGTTTCGAAGGGGGCAATCATTTACATTGTGACGGCTGGCGTCAGCCAGATCTCCTTTCCTAACACAAATTCTGATGAGAATATTATGGAAGTGGAGTTGGCTGTGAGTGAAAATATTCAACTTATATACGAGGGTATGACATGACATTCTTGTCTCGTTTGTCTGGGCGGCTTGATGCCTATTACGCCCGGAATCGAATGTGGAAGAACAAAGGCAGCGACAGCGCGGCCAACCGGAGGACGCTGGTATCTCCGAGCCACCTGATAGTGAACATCGGCGGTGCCGGAAATCATGCCTATGAACTAGCCGCCGCCGCGGAGCTAGATCTGGATACCGCCGCCAATTGGGACGATTCGCAGTACGCCACTCCGGCCAACCGTGCCGGGAAGGACTTCTATATCTATGCCTGCGTGCCAACCAGTGGTTACACGCCCGACCTCATCCTGAGCGCTGCTGTGACCTATCCCGCTGGCTACACTGCCGACAACAGCCGCATGGTGGGCGGCTTCCACTGCGAATGCGTGGCTGTGGGCACAATTTCGGGGCACTCTCTGACTGGATATCTGGCAGGGGACATCATCCCGCGGGGTGTATGGGACCTGTCACATAGATCTTCAGGCCTTCAGGCCGGCATGGTCTGGGCGGGGAAGACCGACTTCGATTCCGTGAACCTCGCGCCAATCTGGGTCATGATCTATCTGGCCAGCGGCACCGGTGCCAGCACTCGATCAGCCAACGGTGCTACGATCTCAGATACCCGCGACTGGATGAGCTTCGCAGACGACTTCGCCGCAATCGGCTGCCGGATGATGGAGGATGACGAGTTCCAAGTGATAGCAGCAGGTTCCAACGAGGAAACGAATATAGCCGGATCTGCAGATCCCGTCACAACCGGCGGCCATCTGGATACCGCTTCTAGGCGGATGGTCTCGAACATCGGATGTGAGGACTGCTGCGGGGCCCTCTTTCAATGGTTGAGGACGCAGAGCTTCCAGTGCAATCCGGACGGTACTGTCGTGACGGCATCAAAAACAGCTACTGTCTACCATGTGGCGAGCCCTGGAGGAAATCCGATATATGCGAAATTCCTAGCCAACGGCGAGCCCTATCTATGCTGCAACATGGCCAATGATGCTGTTGACAAGTGGCTTACCCTGGGCACTGACTACAAAGTCCTTGTAAAACATGACGCGGACGCCGCGACCGGATCTACTCAGATCTACTTCGATGACGACGGCACGCAGCTTGCCAGAATCGTTGCGAATCTCGCCAGGGGCAAGACCTGCTATCTGAGCACCAACAACCCAACTTATGCGCTGCAGATCACTCACTCAGCGACTGCTTCTTCTGTTGGCGTGGCGCTCTACTACGATGATGGTGCTGATGAGAGATTGGAAGCAACCCTGCCGAGTGCCACAAATGCGATAATTGATTTGGCATTATTGAGCCAAGCTCAAGCTTTCAGTTACTATGACTTGCCGGGGTCGAAAGGATCGCTCGCCAAGCAGGGAACATATGGCGATGTGAAGCTGCAGGCGGGCGGTAATTGGGCGTTTGGCGCTCATGCGGGTTCCCGGTGCCGTTATGCGAATGCTTATCGCTGGATTGCGTCTTCGGGTCTCGGCTGCCGCGGTTGCGCGGAGTCGGCATAGCGGAAATCGGAAGGCGCAAGTCGCGCGTTAAGGTAACAAAATAAAGTTACATTTTCATGAGGAGAATTCATGCGAAGCTACCCGAGATTTCCGTTGGGAAGGCAGGACTACATCAACCTGCTTTCGATGCCAGAACACGCCGAGCGAGCGCGAGCTGATCTGCAGACCCTGGCTGCATTGGATGACGACTATGTGGCTGTGGACCAGGGCACAGAAGACGCCCCGGATCTGCAGGAGATCCCCAACCCGTTGCCTGCCTGGAAGAGGGCGGGATTCGGCAGCCGAGATGAGGTACTGGAGCTGGCCGGATGACCGGCCCAACCTACACCTTCGCAGCTGACTTCAGCCTGACCCGAGACCAGATCAGAGACATGATCGGGGATGTGGATGTGACCACTGATCCGATCCTGAGCGATGAGGCGATCGCTTTCTACTATGCTCAGGCCGGATCAGAGTTGCTGCCGGGCGCGATCAAGGCCGCAAAAGCGGCAGCTGCGAAGCTCGCGCGAGAGTTCGACAGGGACATTGATGGCCTGAAAACAAACCGGAGCCAGCGTCACAAAGCCATGCTGACTGTGATCGAGGCGCTGGAGAATGAGGCCGCCAGGGAGAATGCGACCTACACGGCACCAGAAGCAGGGCAGGTGGCGGACGTGGCTGGATATCCGGGCGAGTTTGAGCACACCGATCTAGGGGGGCCTGACTGGGATGCAGATGAGTGATTTGGATTGGAGGGCCATCATGAGCACATGGCCGGAGGCAGATATCCGATACCTGCGAAGCATCTGCGACGAAAAGCTCAACCAGATAGCGGTGGGGACGGCCCGGCGTAAGACGATCATCAGAGGCGAAGGATGAATGTCATTAGCGGACGATTTCAAGGATGAAATGGCGCAGTCAGTTTCCATTCAGGCGGTGGTCAGCACCGGCCTCTATGGGCCGGTTTACGGATCGGCTACATCCTATGCATGCCATGTCAAAGAGCGGGTCAAAAACATCATCGACAAGAACGGCACTGCCGCTGTTTCCTCCCTGCAGATCTATCTCGATGGGCATCCGGCAGTCACAGATTCCGCCAAGATCACATACGGCGGGAAGAATCCGCCCATCATGAAGATAGAAAAGAAATGGGATGAGAAAGGCGGGGCCTATGCCCTAATCATATACACATGAGGATATATGGCTGACATCAAGTGGGATCACTCCGCCTTCCGGAAGTCCGCTCACACCAAGGCGATGGATGGGGTAGAAGAACTGGCCCGGGGGCCGATCCTGACCGAGGCGAAAGAAGGCTGTCCGGTGGACGGCGGTACTATGCGCGGATCTCTCGGGGTGGAGCGCGACGACAAGAACTCTCGCTGCTATGTGGGGGGAGGAGGCGCGGCTGCTGCGTACGTTTACCGGCAGCATCAGGACATGACGCTCAACCACACAACCGGCCATGCAAAATTCATATCGCGGGCGGTAGAGGCACATCGGGGTGAGCTGAAAAAATACGTTGAGAAGCATCTCAACAAATAACTCTTTTTGAATAATAATGTCAAAAATAGATCCCGTGAGCCATTGGTGGCTCGATGCGTGAGGCACTGATATGGATATTGATATGACACAATTAGCTGAGATCGGCGGCGCATTGGCCGCCATAGTAGCCGCCGCTATCGGATTACAGAAAGGCAGCGCCAAATGGGCCGCTGCCAAGGAGCTGATCAGTGACGTGGCTGACTTCGTTGCCCGCGCCTACCAGGTGGCGGAGCTGCGAGCCAAGGCTCAGGAGATCTGGACAGACATAGGGGATTTCTCGCCCACATTCAAGACTATCCTCTGTATGAAATCGAGCCTGGCCGAAGCTACGAAGCCTGAAGAGAAGGTGATCTAGATATGTGGGAACTGTTGGCTATAGCTTTTATTTTCATCTGCATGGCTGCTGCGTTCGGCTGGCTGGCGATGAAATTCCGGGAAGTCGGACCACTCACCGAAGAGCTGCAGAAAACGCGATCTGAGAACCTAAAACTCCAGAGCGAACTTCAGCAAACTCGCGAGGCTCTTCGCTCCTGCCAGAACGCTATCGAGAATCATTAGTCCTGCCGGACGGAGGCAGAATGAAACTTTTCACACCTGAAGACATTCGAAAGTATTTCTACGCGTCCTGCTTTCTGGCGGTATTCTGCCTCATCCTGGCAATCATCGCTATCGGAGAGTCTGGGCAGGCCAACGTGATCGAGGAAAAGTTCTCCGGCATCGGCCAATTCGATCACAGCAGCTATTCTAAGTCTGCTTCCGACCGGGCAATGAGCGACGGTGGAGCAATCGCCTACGAGATGAGCCGGAACTGGAAGAATGAAAGTGCTCAAACATTTTCAACCAGTTTCATAGTATCGGGTGCACGCGGCGGCTACAAAGATCAGTATGTAGTGAAAGCGTCCGGGGCTGGATACAAGCATTCCTACCAAGCCACCAAGATCAGCGGCGACTTTTCAGGCAGCGGTGAATCCTCAGTCAGCTTGGAAACCGGCGTGCAGAGCCTAGACTCTCTGGTGATCATGGATGGAAACGCGACCTTCCGGGGCCGGATCATCAATGGACAAACTGGTAGGCCGGTGACTGAGGCTGAAATGGATGCCGTAGGCGAGTACATCCTGAGGAGCTATCTGAATATTTCCGAGGAGATCAAGACGCCAGAGGACTGGCTCGGCTTCTGTGCGTCCTTCTCGGATGCTCTGCCGGCCAGTGTTGGACCGGTGAAACTTGTCCCGGAGAATGCTACCGCATGATGGACTTGAAAGAATGCCTGACCATCCTGGCATCGCTTACGGCGGTGCTGGGCTTCGGTCTGACGATGCTGGAGGATGATGACGCTCAGCCTCCGAATGTAGCCCCTCCTCCTCAGAAGATCGTAATCCTGGCAAGGACGGCGTTCAACGATTCTGGAAATTCGTATGCAGAGGAGTTCAATGGGGAGATTATCCGGCTCAACGGATCTATGCGGGTGGTGTATCTGGTATGACGCTTGCGTCTGACATCGCCGCCGTGCTCACCGTGGCGGGATATACGAATCTCAGGGCCTACCGGTTCGACAGCTCGACCATCCCCCAGATCTGCATCATTCCGGGCGGCGGCTCCAGCTACATTGTATCTGGCGGAGACATCGAAAAGCCCAACGTACAGATCCAGGTCCGAGACGCAGATTTAGCCACTGCAGAAGCACGTGCCCTGGCCATCAAGACCCTGCTCCACAAGAAAGACAATCTATCAGGAGCGGTCACCTGCGTATGGGATGGCAGGGCACCGGATTATTGGGCCGACGACAACGGCCTGCATATTTTTTCAATAGAGTTTCGAGTAACACGTAGCACATAGGACATAGGAGATGATACAAATATGGTACTAGCACCCGAAAGGGCGGCATTGGGAGTAACGGTCGGCGGAACGACTGCACTCGGGCTCAAGGACGCGAAGCCCGTGAAAAAACGGAACCAGAAAGAGATCACAGTAGATGATGACAGCGCCGTACGCAGGATGGGCCTGCTGGAAGATGCCGATCTGAGCCTGACCTTCGTCTATGATCCGGCAGATGCGGGTCAGCAGGCCATCATTACCAGTGACCAGAACAACACTCAGGTACAGTACATCGTCACCAAGGGCAGCATGACATTCACTGCTACTGCCGGAGTATCACAGCTCTCGTTCCCCGGTGGGCCGGCAGATGAGCAGACGCTTGAGGTTACACTCTCAGTGTCTCTCGGAATCGCCATCAGCTAGAGGTGACGACGGATGACCCTCAATCCTCTCCCCGGCTCCTATGTGCAGGTGCTGCATGGGGCCGGATCTGAGAGCAGCTACTCAAGCGAAGCCATGCAGGAGGTGAACCTGTACTCGGCCCGCTGGGGATTCAAGCTTCGATACACAATCTACCGGATCACTGCCGCTGCTAAGCGGATCATGACCGACACCGCCGCACCGGTGATCCAGAAAAAGGTTCACGGTGCCGGTGATTGGGTCACCATCGCCGCTTCCGGCTACACCGTCTGGTACGGCGCGGGCTACATCGAGATTACAACGCCGCTCAATAGCGATGATACAGTCCAATGCCTGAGCGGGAAGTACCTCACGCCTACCGTGCTACTCGGATGCGCCGAGAACAAGCTCACAAAGAAGCGCACTTTCCAGGAATGTACAGTATACGGAAATACCAAGATCGCCAGGAAGGGCACTATCCAGGATTGGAGCAGTTCACTATCCTGCTTCTATGGGAAGCAGTGCGCTGAGATATCTAGCTCTGGCGGCGTGGCCAATAGCCACGTCAGGATCATCCATGAGACAGGTGGCCTGGCCGGGAACGGCGCTACCATCGACTTCCAGGATACCGATGCGGGTGCTCTGTCCGCATCAGTCACTGATGATGACATCACCGTCATCCTGAAGACTTCGGGTGGATCTCCGGTGAGCACCGCCTTGGAAGTGGTGGCTGCCCTCAACAACACCGCAGATTTCCGGGCACTCGGGATGAGGGCGGAGCTTGTTTCTGGCGAAAACGGCACGGGCATCGTAGCCGATTCCGGCCCGTACACCCTGGCAGGTGGCCTGGATGAGATTGACTTCGACGCCCTCCAGGGCGAGGTTGTGGCCTTCAGATTCTATGGAGACTATATCTCGACGGGAGATATGTTCGTCGGATTCGGAAAAATCGAAAGCATAGACTGGCAGGGCGGCCCGGCGGATCTGCTGAAGGCTGGCCTGTCTGTCGTCGGAGCGAAGTATCCGCTCCACCATGTGATCAATTGAGGCGAGTCCGGGATGATGGGATGCGCTACGGCACATCCCGGACCGGGCTCCCTTGCCTATTATTTTCTCAGATTACAATAATTTCTGTAATGCCTCTAGAACAACTATAATCCGAAATAGGATACTAAGTAAGGGAGCTAAAAAATATGGCAGTATCTACACCGTTCGCCGTAGGCGAAAAAGAATTCCAGCTGAGATATACGAACAAGCAGCAGCAGGACATCAGGAACAACGGACCTAAGCGATTCCTGCCAGAAGGTCATAAGGTCAAGCGCTTCCAGAGCCCCACGCAGATCCTAGACCTCATGGGAGACATGGATGTGCAGATCTACCTCATCGAGAAGGGCCTGGAGTGGGACGGCTCCGGGGCCAAGAAGATCGACTTCGACCAGGCCGCCGACCTCAGGCAGGAGTACCTGGAGCAGGGCGAAGCAGATGCCGGCGAGAAGCAGGAAGCACTCATGGAGCTGCTGGCTGACGCCCTTGCACTGAATGTGCTCGGAGCATCCGCAAAAAAGCTCCAGGAGAAGGGGAAGAAGGCCCAGGAGGAGGCGGCGGAGAAGAGTCACGAGACGAAAGTGGAGGAATATGCCAGGATCAACGAGGCCAGGATCTTGGCGCAGGCCAGGGCGACCAAGAAGCTAGCGGAAGAGGGACTTGGACCTGGGACGACTGGGATAGAGAAACCCCCAAGCTCTGCATAGGCCTCCTGGGGATGGATGCGGAGGCTTTCCTTCGCTCAACCCCAGTAGAAATCAACTGGAAGATAGAAGCCTATAATGACGCTCGGCGGGACCAGGCCACAAGAGATTATCGCCTGGCCAACCAGTTAGGTTGGGTCTGGCATGATCCGTCTCACGCGCCGCCCTTCGAGCGCTTCTACCCAGTGACCGATCCAAAAACCGCACAGCAGAAAGTAGATTCCAAAACGGCCAAGGCGATCAAGACCGCGAAAGCCCTTGGCCACTTTTGAATTTTATTTGTATTGTTAACGATCATAGCTTTATTGTAAATATATTATAGGAGAAATAATGCCATCAGCAGAAGTGGGATCGGCCTATGCAACCCTCGGCCTGGATGACTCCAAGCTAGACTCTGGATTGTCTGGCGCAAAGTCCAAGTTTTCCAGCGCAGTAGACGCTATGGAAGGCAAGGCGAAGAGCATGGGCTCCGCCATAGGCGGTGCACTCAAGACTGGACTTGAGGTGGGTGCGGTAGCTCTGGCTGGCGTGGCCACTGTGGGCGTCAAGACGTTCATGGACATCGAGAGCGCCGCCGCCGATGCTGCCTCCAAGATGGATCTCTCCTCCATCGCCCAAGCCAGCGGCAAGTCGATGGAGGAGGCCTTTACCGGCGTAAAAGAGCATGTGATGGCCCTCTCCGATGAGCTGGGCCAGCTCAATACGAACGCCTTCGACCCTACACAGATAGCTCAGGCCTGCGCCAATCTAGCCGCGGGAGGTTTCGATGTGGCCACGGCGAGCGCCAAGGATCTTGAACCGATCCTCAGCCTCGCCACAGCCACGACCTACGACCTCGACAAGTCCGCCGGCCTGGCCATGAGCACCATGAACCAGTTTGGCATGAGCGTAGACGATCTTGGGCGGATCTCTGACGTATACGCCACTGCTGCCGGGAAGTCTGCCGCCAGCATGACTGATTTCGATTATGCCATGCAACAGGCCGGGCCCGTCGCAAAAGGCGTCGGAATGTCCTTCGAGGAGCTGACCGCTCGCATCTCCAAGTTGGCTGATGCTGGATACTCTGGTGAGAAATCCGGCACTGCTCTCAGAACAGCCATGATGGCGCTAACCTCGCCCACGAAAACGCAAGCGGAAACCCTAGAAAAGCTCGGGATCTCATATGCGGACATAGATCCTCGCGTTCATAGCTTCGGCGAGACCCTGGATCTCCTCACAGCGAAGGGCGCCGATATCTACGACTTCGGCGAGATCTTCGGGAAAGAGGGCGCTGCAATAGTCTATTCCTCGGCTCAGCAGAGTGCAGGTGTCAAGCAGCTCACCGCCGATCTAGAGAACTCCAAGGGCGCCGCCTCCAGTATGGCGAAGATGATGCTGGATAGCCTGAAGGGCTCCTTCGATGCTGCGATGGGCGCGGCTTCCTCGCTGGCGTATCTCATCGGCGGGAAGCTCGCTCCGACGCTGAAGAGCGCATTTGAGTGGTTCTCTTCCACAGGCGCGCCAGCCATCCGGTCCTTCATCGAGGCCGTCGCTGATGGTGATTGGACCAAGATCGGATCGATGCTGACCGATGCCGTCAAGGCCGGTTGGGCGAAGCTGAAGGATCTTGGCGGGCAGCTCCTCGGCTGGCTGAAGGCCGTCAATTGGGGCGCATTGGGTACATACATTCTGGACGGCCTGAAATCCGTCAGAGATGGCATGGTGAGCATGGGCGGCCAGCTTCTTTCGGCGCTGGTATCGGTTGATTGGGGCGGTGTCGGAACTGCCATTTGGGAAGGCATCAAAGCGACTGCATCCTTCTATATCGAATATTGGAAAGGCATATACGACGCAGCTATCAGCATCGATTGGGGTGCAATTGGACAGTCTATATATGATGCAATAGCAGGTGCGGTCTCCAAGCTATCAGACATCGGTTCAGAAATATTAGGATATTTCGATTCGATAGACTGGGGTACGGTCGGCTTCAAGATCGGTCAGGCCATCCGGGATGCTATCGTAGCCCTGGCAGACATTGGGCAGAAAATCTGGGACTACCTGACTTCGGCGGATTGGTCCGGCGCCGGAAGCTCCATATCCGAGAAGATCAAGGCCGGTCTGGCGAAGCTGAAAGAATTTTGGACGGAATTCAAATCCGGTATCAGCTCAGTGGATTTTGCAACGGCTGGAAAAGAGATTGGAGACAAGATCAAGGCCGGGCTCGGGCAGATATCCGACTATGCCAAGAGCATCTACGAGAAAATCAAGACTGGTTGGGACAGCTGGATAGCATCAGACGGCCCGAAGAAGCTCGGCGAGAGCTTCGCTCATTCGCTCGTGAAAGGCGTGGTGGATCTCGGAAAATGGATATATGACAAGATCGCCGACTACTGGAAGAGCAACGGCAGCTCGATAGGTAGCAACTTCTCAGCACTCTTCCATAGTGCGATAGACTTTGGGAAGACCGCACTCACCGCCGCCTATAATTTCGTCACGGGATTCGCCAACACCGTTCTCACCGCTGGGAAGGGCACCATAGGCGCAGCCATCCTGGAGATCATCGGCGGCTCGATGAATAGCGCGTGGGAAGGCGCAGGAGATGGTCTCATCGAGCAGGCCACACAATGGCGAAAAGAAGCTGAAGGCATCTGGGAAGCCTCGGATTTCGATACCACGATGGCCGTCACAAAGGACTGGCTAGATGGTGATCCGCTGCCAGCAGACGGCGAAACGCGATCAGTGGAATATGTCGTATCCACCACCGGCGAGGACATAACCAAAGCAGTGAATGCCATACCAGGCACAACGGGCACGCGGGGAGGCAACGGCCCGTCTGGCTATTGGAATCCCACGACGCATGAGTATTCTCTCCACACCGCAGATAATTCCGACATCACCGCAAAGGAATGGGCAAAGCAAATGGGCGAAGCAGGAGCCACATTCGAGCAAACATATGCCCTGCTGAAGGAAGCCGGAAAGAATGGCATCCATGTGCTCCCGGATGTCATGGAAACTATCATGGCCGAGTTCAATAAGGGCCAGGAAGAGTATGACGCTGCCCACAAGACGGCAGCCGAAGAAGCTGCCGAAGTCGAGATCGAAGCCGCTCATGAGGAAGCGGCGATTGAAACCGGAGCTGCAGAAGAGGCCGCAGCTACCACGACAGAAGCGGCGAAAGAGTCCGCTGCAACCGAAAAAGCTGCCGCCCAGGAGCTGTATCGCACCCTCATAGGCGGATCGCAGGCAGCAGCCAACGCCATCAGGATAGGCTCGGAGATCGCCGCCAATAGCGTGAAGATCGGGCTCAATTCTGCCGGCCAGGAGATAGCCATCATCGGCCAGGTGGCCCAGCGGCGATTCGCTGAAGCGGGCGGAATCCTGTATGATCGAGTCCAGGTGACTGGATCAGGCTTTTCGTCTGCGGTTGGGGCCGCTATCAGTGGCCTCCAATCCAAGATACAGTATGCAGGCGCAGCAATCCAGACTAGCGCAGGTAGCGCCGGGGCTGCTCTGGCTGCCAAGATTGGAGCTGCTGCAAGTGATTTTCAGCTCAAGGGCACATACGCGGGCTCATCAATCCAGACCGCTGCCGGAAATGCTGCCTCGAAGCTCAGCCTCGGAGCCTCTGACATCCTGGCGAAAAGCTACAATGCCGGGAACGCTCTGGCGTCCGGCGGCAGTAGTGCCGGGAGCGCGTTGGCCGCAGGAGCTAGTGCAATCCGGAGCGCCGCAAGCTCTCTAGGGCAATACACCGGCATGAAAAAGTACGGTGACTACTATTTCGCCTCCGGCGGTGTCACCTCTGGGCCGCAGATGGCTGTCATCGGCGAGGACGGACCGGCAAATCCAGAGTTCATCATCCCAACCAAGACTAAGCGATGGGACCTGCTCCTGGCCGCCATGAAGGCCTACGGCATACCAGGATTCGCAGAAGGCACCACGACCGGATCGGCTACTGCCGGAAACGGCGAGCCTTCCGGTATGACCGCCACATTCGGCATTACCGGCCTGGCGAGCATGGCCAAGTCGGTCAAGAAAATTATCACCGACATCAAAGATTTCTTCCGGATCTCATGGGGCATCGTAAAGGCAGAGGGCTCGACCTACTGGAAGCAGATCAATGCTATCCTGACGGCAGAAATCACTACTATCAGGGACAGTGGGTGGCAGGCCGCCATTGATATTCGCAACGCCTGGATCTCTACCAATGCCGAGATCAAGTCGGATGCTACTGCTTTTTGGGCTGGATATTGGGCATCCATCGAGCCTTCAATTTCCAGCATCAAGGGAAACTTCGTACAGTCGTTCACCGATATCAAAACCGGTATCAAGGACTCTATTGATGGTGCGGTCATAAACAGCGAGGCAAGCCTCCAGGCGTTTGAAACGAGCTGGTCCGACATCTGGACTCAGCTCGTGACTGATATGGCAGATGCTCAGACCAAGGTCACCGAGGGCGTGGCTGTGATCTCCGAGGCGCTGAAATCGATATCAGTGAACGTAAACATCAACGCTAATATCAGTAGCGGGGGGGGTGGCGGAGGGGCATATGGCAATGTAAGCAGCAGTGTGGTATCTGGAAACAGCAGCGGGGCAATGCAGTTCACAGATTGCCTTTTCGAGGGATTCACGGATTCATGCACCGGCGTGTTGGTAAATCCACTCATCTACACGAATCCGCAAGGAGTGACCAGCTACATTAATCCCATGACATACCACAGCACCGGCGGCATTTCAAATTATCAAGGCGCCGGAAGTTCTGGGAATTCTGGTGGCAGTGGATCTTATCAGCTTCCAGCGATCTTCAGAGCCCGCGGCGGTCTGGTCGAAAAACCTGAAATCGATGTGATTGCCGACCAAGGTCCGGAGATCATCCTTCCGACCAAATTGACCCGGATGTTTACCAGCCTCGCTGAGATGGGATTTAGCGCGGTTGGTGGCAGATCTTCGGAGAAAATCGTTATTGAGGACCACACTGAGCATCATTGGTACATGGATGGAAAAGAAGTTACCAACGTGCTGATGGATCGAGTCATGAAGAAAATGCAATTGAAAGGGGCCGTTCCGGCCAGATGAGGGAGACATGCCAGATAATTCGACACGAAATGCTCTAGCTCTTCCGCTTAGCACCGACGGGGGGCAAACTTTCTACAGTGGACTGCATACAAATTTTGAGCGAATCGACTTAGCGATTGCCCGGTGTAATTGGGCAGCAACCGTAGATCCGACCGTAACCGACGACATCTCTCCGGCCGATGTAGCCACGTTCGGACCGTATTCGGTAGGGTCCATGTGGTGGAATGTGACCGCTCATAGGCTCTGGGTCTGCGAAGATAACACGAATGGCGCCGCTGTATGGAGACAAGTTTGGCCAACTCTCGCCACAGATCTAAGCGGTACGATCACAAATGCACAACTTGCATCGGCTGATGGGTGGATAGCTGCTCCAGCTCTGACCTACGTCGCCGCAGATGCTCCTGTTTATACGGCAACATGTGCCGGGGACTATTCAGCTATAATAATGGCGGGCATGAGGATTAAGTTGATCCAGGGCGGATCGGTCAAATATTTCATAGTGGTCAAATCAGAATATTCCGCACCAAACACCACCTTAACGCTCTATGGAGGAACTAATTACACGTTGGGAGCAACAATCACCTATCCTTACTACTCTATGCTCAAGGCCCCAGCAGGATTCCCATTAAGCCCGGCAAAATGGACAGTGGAACTTAATGATGTGACCGACGCCTATCAAAACACCCCGGTAAACGGCACTATTTATAACATATCTAGCTTGAGTTTGGCAATTCCAATCGGGGTCTGGAACGTATTTTTCCAGGTTATGTTGGTAAGTTCTGCAACGTCGGGGAACATAACAGATGTATATGGGGGGGTTTCGTCGTCAGTCAGTTCATTCAATAACCAGGATTTACGTGGCCGGGTCTATGTGGCAACCGCGAGTGGCGGGGCTCCAACTTTTGTAGGACCGGTCGCCAGATCTGCGGTTCTGACTCTAGCGGCAAAAACGACCTATTACATAATCGCAAAAACCGACCTCAATAATCAGAGCTTGATAGGCTACAACGGCGCATCCGATGCAAGCACGGTTCTCAGAGCAGTATGCGCTTACCTTTAACTTTGGGATCACGAAGGGCAAAGCGAGAAGTCCCCATCCTTTAGGTTGGGGATGAAAGCGAAGCCCTTTGTAAGAAAAAGCCAACGTACCAAAAACTATTTATCCTAATACTAGGCTATA